ATCCTGGACCGTGCCGTAGCGCGGTTTGTCCCGGCGGACGATCTACTTGTTCCATACAACGCTGCGGATCTGTCGTCGGCATCGCGCATTACACATATCATTCGCATGAACGAGAACGACATCCGCAAGTTCCAAGCTGGGGGCTTTTACCGGGATATTGACTTAAAACCTTATGTAGGCGAAGACGAGCTCCGCGAGAAAGAGCGGGACTTGTCCGGCATCATGAAAACGTCAGATACTGACGATTGCACCTTACTGGAGATACATACGGATCTGGATCTGGCAGGGTTTGAGCATCGCAGTCCCCTCGATGGCGAACCAACCGGGATCAAGCTTCCTTATATAATTACTATTGACGAGGGAAGTTCCAAGGTTTTAGCCATTCGTCGCAACTGGAAAGAAGGCGACGAGTTCTATCGTAAGATCCAGTACTTTACTCACTACAAGTTTTTGCCCGGACTAGGCTTCTATGGCTTGGGACTGCTCCATATGATTGGGGGACTTGGGCGTTCTGCAACTTCCATCCTGAGACAATTAATTGATGCTGGCACATTGGCGAATCTTCCCGCTGGTTTTAAGGCTCGTGGCATCCGTATTCGTGATGCTGATGAACCTCTTTCTCCTGGTGAGTTTCGTGACATTGACGTTCCTGGCGGGGCTCTTAAAGAGAGCATTCTCCCTCTCCCGTATAAGGAACCGAGCCAGACGCTTATGGCTCTTCTTGGGTTTGTCGTAGACGCCGGACGGCGTTTTGCGGCAATTGCGGACTTACAGGTTGGTGATGGCAACCAGCAAGCCGCAGTAGGAACGACTGTCGCTCTTCTCGAGCGAGGGTCGAAGGTGATGTCAGCCATACACAAGCGGCTACACTATGCACAGAAAATTGAATTTAGGATGCTGGCCAGGGTGTTCGCTGAATCATTACCTCCTATGTACCCCTACAACGTATGGGGTGCCGAAGCCCTTATCAAACAGGCGGATTTCGATGAACGTGTCGATATTATACCAGTTTCTGACCCGAATATCTTCTCAATGTCTCAAAGACTTGCGCTGGCTCAGACGCAGCTTCAACTGGCCCAGACCAATCCGCAAATGCATAATTTGTTTGAAGCGTATCGTCGCATCTACCAAGCGATTGGGGTGCAGAACATTGAGGGGATATTACCAACGCCAAAGCCGCCGCAGCCAACGGATCCGGCTATAGAGAATGCCAAGTCCATTATTCAGGAGCTTCTTCAGGCGTTCCCGACGCAGGACCATGACGCTCATATTGCGGCTCATATGATGTTTATGAAGACGCCGATTCCAGCGTCTACGCCTCCTATATTTGCTCTTCTTCAGGCCCATATTTGTGAACATATAGCATTCAAGGCCAGAGGAGTAGTATCGGCGGAAATGATGATGGCGGATCAGCAAGCACAACAGATGGGGCAACAGGCACAACAAGTGGATGTGGAAGCTAGGGTGGCCGAGCTTATCGCTACTTACACGGAAGAGATTATGACAGCATTATTGCCGCCTGGTGAAGGTCAGGTTGACCCGCTGGTACAGTTGCGGGATAAGGAACTGGATATCAAGATCGCGGACATGGAGCGGAAAGCAACCGAGTTTGCGTCCAAGCAAGAGTTTGAGGAACGGCGAGAAGGGGAACGTCAGGATATTACCCGTGAGAAGATTGATTCTCAGGAAGATATCGCGTTACTCAGGGCCGATGTAAATCTGGAACGCATCGAGAAGATGGGTACTGGGGGAAGAGGAGAGTAAGATGGCTGATAAATGGATCCAAAAGGCTACTGACCGCATGAAAGCAAAGGGAACCGTGGGTTCCTTTAGTGCGGCAGCGAAACGGGCGGACAAGTCCACGGGAGCGTATGCCAGAGAAGTACTGGCGAACCCCGATGATTTCTCCGAGACTACCCGTAAACGGGCGCAGTTTGCCAAGAACGTGAGCGGCTTCGCGGAAGGCGGTGCCGTAGACGTGACCTATGGGACAGAAGATGTTCCTATAGAATGGGGGCGCACTGAGATGGATTGGGAAAGCCATAAGCTTATCCGTGGAACGCAAGCCCAGGTCCGTGGTCGTTACTACAATGACAATGACGGAGAAGGCACTTTTTAATGTTTCACGTGAAACATTCGGAGTAAGGTCATGAAACGAAACCTGACTGCACAAGTTGCGGAACAGATGGATATCTCCAAGAAGGAGGCTGGAGGTCTTATGGCCAAGGCCAAGAAGGCCAACGATTTAGAAGGATTCCAAACTGGAGGACTTCACCCCGGAACTGGTGGTTTTGAGCCACAGAGGTACTTTGGTGCCGGTTATTTGAAACGTAACGATGGCGGTATCGCCAGAAAGACGAAGGTGTACTGATGCCTAGCAGAGCAACGATTGATTCCATAAACAAGCTGGCTCGGAATCCCAGAGCTACCCTTTCTCCCCGTGATGACTTACGGGTAGTTAATTTCATGGAGCGAAACGCTCCCCCTCCCATGCCTACAGAAGATGTAGTCCTGAACGAGTACGTTCAGATGAATGACGGCGGTATGGCCAAGAAAACGAAGGTGTACTAATGCCCGATAACGTATTATATGACTCTGAAAAAGCAGCGGATTCTTATGCAGCTTCCAAAACGGAAGAAACGGGCAACCAGTATTCCGTGTTCAAAGTAGAGGGTGGATGGGTTGTTAAGGAAGCTTACAACCCTGTAGGAGAATGGGAAGCAGCAGATGAGGCCGCAGGAATATCTACTCGCGCAACTGGCGGCATGGTCGATGAGCTAGGCTACATGCACGGTGGAATGCCCCACGGGAAACGTGATCCAATCAAGTATGCCGCTGGGGGCGCGGTTCGAGGGAAACGCTTCGTGGGTACTTTCTAATTGGCCGACCCTACCACTTTCGCATATGCAGTCTTGAAAGCCGTTCAGGATCGTATCAAGTTAACGGAAGAGGCTATCTTGCAAGGAAATCCCAAGAGCATGGAAGCTTATAAGCAACTGGTTGGTGAGCTCAGTGGATTGGAATTTGCCGAGCAGGAAGTCAAAGACGCCTTGCAATCATGGGAGGAAGAATGACCAAAACTCTTTTTGTACCAGATCATATTGCCAAAGATACCAACAGTAAGGCTGTAGCGGATGCTTATGTAGAAAAAGAGGAGCGTGTGCTTAATCCAGAGCGTCTGGAAGTGGAACTAAATGAGCGTCTTCCGCAGCCCACGGGCTGGCGTCTTCTGGTTATGCCTTATATGGGAAAAGCCACCACGGATGGTGGTGTTCATATCCCGGATGCTGTCCGGGATCGAGAAGCGTTGGCGACGGTGGTCGCCTACGTGGTAAAGGTGGGACCACTGGCGTATAAGGATCCTGATAAGTTTGGATCTGGTAAGCCATGGTGCGAAGAGGGCCAGTGGGTTTGCATTGGCCGTTATGCCGGCGCCAGATTTAAGATCGACGGCGGCGAAGTCCGTATCATCAATGACGACGAGGTCATTGCGACGATTCTTGAACCTGATGATATTAAACATGTCTAGAAAGGAGAAAGAGACCATGGGAACCATGACATGCCAGAGGAAACAAAGATTGAAATAGGAGACTCCGACGAGTCTGCTGTTGATGTAAATGTTGAGGAAGAGAAGAAGGACTCTTCTGGAGAAGTAGAAGTAAAAGCGGAGTCTCCCAAGCAGGAGGAAGAGCTTGAGGAGTACAGTGCGGGGGTTAAGACCCGTATTAATGAATTGACCAAGCGGTTCCGCGAAGAGGAGCGCCAGAAACAGTCTGCCGTTCAGTTCGCGGAGAATGTCCGTAAAGAAAACGACACCCTTAAACAACGCTTGGATTCCTTGGACAAGGGATATCAGGAAGAATTTGGAAGTCGTGTTACATCACAACTAGATTCCGCCAAACGGCTTTTAAAAGAAGCCCATGAGAGTGGCGATGTTGACAAGATTGTCGAAGGCCAGGAAGCTTTATCCAATTTAGCATTGGAGAAGGGCAAGTTAGCAAAAGCTCAACGTGAAGCTCCAGAGCCGCAAGCTACTCCAGCACAACAACCAGCCGCCCCAGCACAACAACCAGCCGTCCCCCCAGATCCTAAAGCAGAGTCTTGGGCCAAGAAGAATGACTGGTTTGGGCAAGACGAAGTTATGACATACGCCGCATTTGGTGTTCATCGTCGCTTAATCGAGGATGAAGGGTTTGATCCGACATCAGATGACTACTATGCTGAACTTGACAAGAGAATGGTGTCGGAGTTTCCACAAAAACTCGGACAGAAAACTCAGTCAAACGGGGGAAGCCGTAAGGTTGCGTCAGCCGAGGCTTCCGCATCCCGCAACAGAAGTGGACGAAAGACTGTGCGATTAACGCCCTCTCAAGTTGCGATTGCAAAGAGGCTCAATGTGCCACTTGAAGAATACGCAAAATATGTGAGGGACTAATCATGAGTAATACTGAGACCACATCTCGCCAAAAGTCTACGAGGACGCCTCGAGCCAATGAGACCCGTGCCAAAGAGGCACGCAGGGAACCTTGGAAGCCACCATCCATACTGGATGCGCCGCCCCCACCTGAAGGTTATACCCACAGGTGGATACGATCCGAAGTTGCAGGGTTTGATGACCGTAAAAACGTATCAGCCCGAACCCGCGAGGGTTGGGAACTGGTACGAGGTGATGAACACCCGGACTTCGATATTCCTACCATCCAGGATGGACAACATGCTGGTGTCATAGGAGTTGGTGGACTGTTGTTAGCAAGGATCCCATTGGAGATCGTCGAGGAACGCAAGGATTATTTCCGGGGAATGACCCGCCAGCAAATGACGGCTGTCGATAACGACTTAGCTCGTGAGCAGCATCCGTCCATGCCGATTAGTAAACCTGATCGGCAGTCTCGTGTAACTTTTGGAGGTTCCAAAGAAGGGAACCAGGAGTAAAATAATATGGCCAACAGTCAAGGAGCATATGGTCTACGTCCCTTACAGACGTTGGGACAGGCCGCTAACTCGACTGGTACTGCCAATTACACAATGTATGAAATTGCCAATGGCAATACTAACGCCATCTACCAT